GGGGGACAGCAGCCACGGAACGCCGCCACAGCCTAACAATCAGAAAATACCGCCTGAACAATAGAAAACCCTGTAATCAGACCGGCCCAGGGCAGCCGCCACGCCGCCAGGGCGGTTTTCCGCCGGGAATATCCCAGCACCACCGCCAGCGGGAAACGCCAGCACAGACCCGCCAGGGGCACGACAAACAGACCGCCGCCGGGATCCGCTGCCCAGCGTGGCGGGATTGCATGGCGGGATATTCTGTGAGGCTCTGAGCGGCGTTTTAAGCGGACTTCATTCCGGTGCTATTGTTGTATTACCAGACGGCAAAACGGGGGACAGCAGCCACGGAACGCCGCCACAGCCTAACAATCAGAAAATACCGCCTGAACAATAGAAAACCCTGTAATCAGACCGGCCCAGGGCAGCCGCCACGCCGCCAGGGCGGTTTTCCGCCGGGTTTTTGTCAAAATTTGGGCAAAAATTGAAGCCCGTCCCCGACAGAAATCGAGGGCGGGTTTCATAGTCGCTAAAGTCGCTGGCAAAAGTTGCTTGCCATAGTCGCTAGAGTTGTAGAAAAGTTGTAGGATAGTCGCCAGAGTTGTTGAATCAATCCTCAGAGTTGATGATCGTAGAGTCGCCAAGGTACCGACGGCGGATATCTTCGGGATCATACTCATCCCGCTGGGTGTTGGGCGTGACCACATACTCAGCTTTGTCAACCATTCCGTAATAATTCTTCGCTCTGAAGCAGTAAGCCAAGAAGTTCAGCTTACCGGAAATCACCAGTTTTGCATCGAAAGTTTTAAGAACATCTTTCGCTTTTTTTATGATGTCGGAAGTCTCAGGGCTAAATCCTTTGTTTCTTCCTGCTTCCCAGTCCCAAACCGTTGAGATAGAATAACCTGTGCTCATAGCCATTTCCTCAACTGTGGGAATTTGACCGTTTTTCGCACAATAAACGAAATAGTCATTGAGTCTTGTAGCCAACTCCTCGTCGTTTTTAACTCGCTCTTTTTTGTGCTCTACTAACACTTCAGTCAATAAAGCACCCACCAGTGCCTTATCTTCATCAGTAACAATTGCAACTTTGGAGTTCGGGAAATTATTCTTACCACCTCTACCGCGAGATGCTTTTCGCTCGATGTTGGCAATCTCCTCACCAACATCAGTCAGAGAGTCGCTATTGCTCATTTTCGGTTCACCTCCTTCCGTATGTAAAAAATGTAATTTTTCTGGTTGGCAAGCTCTATATATAGTAATATTCTTTTTTTCTATACGCATTAGATGACTGAAAATATTACATTTTTTACATGAGATAAAAATCTCTATACGCGTTAGCTTACCAGAAATATTACATTTCTTACATTCCCTTACAATCCTCATGCGTATAGCTGACCGAAAAAGTTTCATTTCTTACACGGTTTCTTTTCCTTTCAATCCGTGAACAAACCAACCTTCGGCGGAACGCAGGACTGCGTAATTCTTGTTGGACATCTCATTGTAGAAAGTTGTACTACCCAACGGCTTGTACTGATTCTCAGCTTTTACACACCACTGACGATAAATGCGATACAGATCACCGCGCAGAATCTTATAATCCTCGCCGACTTCGCACATATCTTTGATGAAGCAACCGATTCGGTCATGCGCTTCGCGGTACGCATTCGTTTCTTTTCTGACGCACATGGGAACATTCAGACCATTCTTCATATAGTCGTTACAACCATCGATCAGCCACTGCAAAATAGTCGGCTTGTTTTCAGGCGCAGCGAACAACTCTTTCAGATCCATGTCTCGTGACTCATTGTCGAAATGCTTATCGAAACGAATCACCCAGATTCTGTCGGAAGAAAATACGGTGTCATCGTTAACAGGAGGAAGGTAGTTTGTGTTCAACCATAGCGTGAACTGAGGGACAAAACGGAAAGCATTTTCAAACAGACCACGAGTAACCAATGTGTCACGACCCGTCATCATTTTCATATTGGCGGCATCCAGCAAAGAGGATGCTTTGGATGATTCCGCCATTGTGACAATACGGGTGCCGGTCAGACTGGCAAGAACAGGCTGCGGAGCATTGAGATCTGGCTTGCGCCCACCGTCTGTTTCGCAGATCAGGGTAGGGGGAGCGGTGCCGATGTAATCTTCGCCTAGCACATTTTGAAGAGATGAAAACAGAGTGCCTTTACCGTTACGGGTTTTGGGGCCATAGGCGATAAACATACACTCTTCTCGGTTTACACCCAGGAGAGAGTAACCAAGGGCACGTTGCAAAAATGCAGCTTTTTCTTTGTCGCCGTCCATGATTTCATCGATAAACTGATACCAGCGATTGCAGCGAGTATGTAGGAAGTTAGGCAGGGAACAGGTCGTCATTTTTGTGACATTGTATTTACGAATGTCATCAACGACCTTACCGGTGCTGAGATCGAATGCCTGAGTGGTCGTGTTGAGGATGTATGGATTGGAATCCATATCGGCAATGTCTATGGTTACGGTACACGACAGGGTGTTTATAATGTTCTTCATGACGTTGTACTTGCGAGTGGATTTGATGAATTTTTGATAGTTCTCAATATACTCGTCCGAAGGATCCAGAAAACTGATTTCCTTACAGTACAACAAAAGAAGATTAAGCAGTGTTTGAAGTCGATTGTGAATCGCGCTTTCACCACTCTGCTTTTCCCAACGGTGTTTCCAGATGTACCATGTTTTCTGCTGAGGGCAAAACCGCATGGAGTCGTCGTAGGCATCAGCGAAAAGGGCGGACATACCGATTTCATCCCATGCGTATGTGATGGACGACAGGTGAGGACGTTCTTTCATCAAAAAGTGCATGATCCGGGACTGTTGCTCATTTTCGAGAGTCATCTGCGCTGCACCAGTATGCTCCAGAACGTAAGGGAGTTCCTCGTTAATCATCAGTGTATCCCTCCCAGCTTTCGATATGATAATCGTCGAGAGATGTACAATGTGGTACTCGCCAGCCGGGAGCTTTACCGTGAGCATGAATTTCACCGCAGTGAGGACATACAATGTACACCTGAGTTGCCGTAAACATCAGTGGGTGAACATGATGAAAACCCTTGTCATCTACAAAACTGCGCTTATCCCGAATCAGCATCTTTCGTTTGCTTTTAGGATCATAATAAGTCTCAAGGACGGAGGAGTCGATCCTGTCCTTATACTTTCTCAGAATCGGCGTGGGGTGCATTTTCCTGTACCTCCATTTCTCTAGCTTTCTTATCCCAGTAATTCTGGTTGTACTGCTTAACTTTGTCAGGGTTCTTCTTTCTCCATTGACGGGCATAAGCTGCCTGGGCAGCTCTACGACGAGCTTTTGCATCATCAGTCATCGATGATACCTCCTTTCGCAAAATAAAAAGAGCGCATATTTGTTCGGATGAAAACCTATCCTCGCAAATATGCGCTCATATCTTAACGACACTATTATATACTAGATATAGATAAATGTCAAGCTGAAGAAACTACATATTGTGGTTACGAGGAAGTCATTCACCGATTGTCAGAGCAGCTTCCAGGGGATTCCCGGCTTTTACCAGAAGAACAATGTCACATTTGGGGCAGCGGACGGAGTACAGCCGCTCCTCGTGATAAGCTGTACGCAGGGTGGTACCGCAAGTACGGCACAGACATGGGGAGTTGCTTTGGATAGGGGATCCGTGAATAATGTGTGCGTATTTATCCATACTCAGTGTGCCGGGCACATCGTGAAAACTTTTCATAAGTATGATTTTTCTCCTTTTCCTCGGACATAGACACGATCTCCGTCTATAACGGTGTTGTCCCCGTCCCAAGATGTTTTACAGGTGCTGCAGAACGCAGTTATGCAGTCGATAGAACCTCCATCAGACGTTTTATATCGCTTGCTTAATTTTCCGTCTTTTCGGATTGAATAATCGTGAGTTAGGGCGAAATGGTCACACAGGATCATCCTACCTCCACAATGAGGACATTTATTTGCCAAAATCCATTCAACCATTCTTACCACCATCCATCTTTGCACCGCAGTTGGGGCAATAGCTGTAAATTTTAAGTGGTGGTTCTTCTTCAAACCAATATTCTTGCTTGCACTCTGAGCATTCCAAAGCGGTCAGTCCTAAATAATCATCTTCGATTGTTGACCATTTGCCATGCACCACTTCCACGGCATCCACGGTGGGTGCTTCTTGAATTGCCCATCTATATTCATTTTCACACTCTTTGCAAGCACCTTCCGAAACAGTGAATGTTTCACTGATCAATAGCGCATTGGCATCAATCAGCCGTTTTTCAGTTGCCATCGAATTTCCTCCATTCACCAGTGAGATTTCTGACGGATTTTGCACCACAGGTGGGGCAGTATTTACAGTCATCTCCCATCACACGGTCAAATTCACAATGGCAATTGCTGCACTTGGATTTGTGGATCCCGTTTGCATCGAGCCATATACACATGGGAGCCTTGGAAGTGCTTATCGATATGAAGGAGCTACGACTAAGTATTCTCTTTCCAAACAGGAGATCGAACCAGAGCGCATCACTGATGGCGAATAAAACCCAGTAGTAAAAGAACTCTGCATTTATCTCAGAAGGATCCACGACACCTTTGAGCAGACCGATGAAAATAATCAGAAATAGTACGCTCATTTCTTCACCATCTTTCTGATACCCTCTGCGATAGCAGGGATGGAGCAGCGGTTGTGGAACTCAGACCACCAGCCACACTTTTCCTGATCGCACCAAGTTTTCGTGATAGGACAAATCATTTGGAATCACCTCTTTTTCTGGATTGCACTTTCCGCAGCTCTTTGATCGCTTTTCCCACTGCGAGCTGTTCCCGGTTGGAGAGGTGTGTGGGTTGCTTCAATAATTCAGCCAGCACCCTAGCTGCTTCGATATTCGTCATAACGTTACCTCAGTTATATAGTAATCGGTCGAGCCATTGGGACACAGTTTCTTTCTTATCCCGCATCCATGGGTAAATGACCGTTTTGTAGGAATGCCGTTGGTACTCATAGAAATCCTGAGTCATAGCATAAAGGGCAGTGCTGTTTGTCCACCGTTGCAGTCGTCGGGTGATTGCTCTGGCGGACGGCTTGTTGTAAATCATGGTGTACGGCTGACATTCGCACTCTTGGATTGCCCTAATGCGCTGCATATCTTCCTCAAACGAGGTGTCGAAATTGGTAAGACAGAAAACCTTGGCGTATCTCCAATCCCATTTACCGTGCCGTCGCTTGTAGGCATCTACATACAGTCGTAAGCCACGCTTCACGGGTTCCATCGCTTCCATGGAATCCATTGCGAAATGGGGTTGTACGATTTTCATGGAAGTCAGCAATTCAGCTTTCGCCGGGGTAATCAGACGGGCATCCAGTCCCTGATTGAACTCCACTTTTGCACCGGAGTCGATGATTTGTTGGAGCAGGGGCAACGCATCTTTGCAAGCCAGTATGTTGGGATCCGACAGACAGATATTACCTTGCCCATTCCAGAACTCGGAAAGATCGGCAACCTTATAGCTGCACTTACCTTCCTTCGGTGCTACATGACAGAAATGGCATCCCCTGGGACAGCCACGGGTCAGGAAGCCATAAGCGGTTTGTTTCCGCAACGGCTGTCCATAACCCGTGTGTTCCGGGTACAATGAGTAATCCGGGTAGATATGTTCCACTTCATACGGAAGGGAGGGGTCGAGTTCTTTGTGATAGACCTCTTTCCCATCTTCCAGTTTGATGGCATAACCGGTACCACCCTTAACAACACGCTTGGCGTTTAGGGGGGGGGGACATATCTTTTGTGTATTCATCGCTGAACACTTTTGTCATGTAGACCAAATCGTACATGGGAACATCTGCCGAATACCACTCGACATCGTCACCGATGGACTTATGGTACGCAGAGAGTTTCATCAGACACAGATTAGGGAAATTGTGTCCGTCCACATCGATCAGACCCACTCTCATACGGCATCACTTGTTCCAGGGCGTGAAGTGCATGATCTTTGCCAGCAGAGTTTCGGGATGACCATCGAAACAGATTGCCCGGTCGTCGATGTAAACGATGGCGGGAGGTTTCTCCACACGGATATCGTCCACCTCGATATGATGTCGCTTGAGGTAATGGTACAGGGCAATTCTACCCTCGGCACTTGTGCACCGGGTGGAAACGACAACGACCTCATATCCGGCATCACGGATATTGTCGATAGCTTCCTTGATACCGGGGACAGGGGGATCGGGGATAACCCCGACTCCCTGCCAGCCGCTGGTATAACTGTGAATGACTCCATCGAAATCAAATACCACCGTCTGTTTCATGGTGAACCTCCCTAGTTTTGTAGAACCACTCGTTGAAATAATCGTACCGCTTCTGGATGTCGGTCATCCAATTCTCATCAGGGTGAGTTCTTTCAACATACCGGATGAAACTCTGGATGTGACCACAGGTCTGGAACTCAGGGCAACCCATACGGTAAATGCAATTGGGCACGAGAACATCGGCTTCGATAGGATGGGTCTGATGCAGAGTAATTTTGAAATCCTCTGCCAGATCCCTGGCTTCGTAAGCTGCCATACGGCACATACGTTTCCGCCACGCATCGATCAGATTCTGCATATTGGCGTAGCCGTCGAAGTTGACGAGAGCATCCTGGGGTTTCTTACCACGAGGAATGTCGTCGATCAGACGGTCATCCCGCTGGGTGGAAATGAACTTCTCGAACTTATGGCGGCTCCATTCGGTAGACAGCCAGTAGAAAATGCTCTTCCAAGACCAGTCGAACTCAAGCAGCCGAATGGGGCTGTGCTCGGAAATCAGCAGTTTCTTCTTGAAGGTGTCGGATGCTCCCTTGTCGGTAAAATCCTTGTTGTCGGTAGTACGGCAGTGATTCTTGACTCTTGTCCAGTCATCGCCAAACCAGTTAAAAATAGTTTTCATGGTGTTATACCTCTCTAATTGGGCGTTCTTTCAGCCAACGCCGCCATGCAAAGAACCGAATCATGGGCGGCTCACGTTTCAGCCAGCTCTCGAATCTCTGGGTGTACGCCAGATTCACGAGATACCGACGTTTCTTCTCTCTGCTTTCACTCATGGGGAATTTCCTCCTCGGAAATGTTGTAGGTTTCGTACAGCTCTTTGCGGACTTCGTCGAGAGCTTCATCAACGATTCGCCGGACTCTTACACCACGGTTAGACAACCACTTTTTCTTGAACGCTCCCTTTTTCTCAAGGTAGGTTTCCTTGCGGGTGTCACCGGAAATGTAGTAGTCGTAGTGATGAATGAGATCGAGCACATCCCATACCAGCTCGGAGATTTCACGATCTTCGAACACGTTGGTGGGCTTGTCACCGAAATAGCCGAAAATTTCACTTTTCAGCCGACTGTCCAGATAGTCGAATCTACCGCCACTCATGCCTGACCCTCCACACGGTCAAACATAGCGGAGAGAACATTCAGCTCCCGCCGTAACCGGACGATTGCATCCTGGATCTGGGTTTTGGTGGCACCCTGTTCAGCGATACCGTTATAGCTTGCGAGATTTCCGTGATGAGCTGTGTTGAGGGTATTCCGGCGGTTTTCGTGGGTGATAACAGCCATGGTCAACCGCTTTTCCAGCTCATTGCAGAATTTCATCTGCTCAATGATGTCAGTCATGGGAATCCTCCTTGACAGTGGAAATGTTGTGCTTCACACGGTCACGTTCTTCGGCTTTCTTGGCGTTGTTCCAGCGATCCATGGTGCCTACCAGATAACCAGTGATACGCCGGATGCGCTCGAAACGAACGCCTTTGCCGTATTTCTTGTTGGATGTGCCGTTATCGTTCACAGAGAATTCCTCCCGCCGAAGATCAGATAAACTATATCGAGCTGCCAGGACATAAACCATCCTTGGTGGATGATTTGATTGCCATGATAAACATGAGATTGTGACCGTAATTCGTCGAGGGAGGTGATTAGGGCACCTTTCTGATATCTGCGAATATAAGCCATATCATTACCTCTTATAGCGGGTTACGCTGTTGACGATGGTCTGCAACTCGCTTCGGGGAAGAACCGGGTCACAGGCGACCGTATTGGCGTAAATCAGCTCGTCATAGATTTGCTGTTTGGTATAACCCTGGTTGTGGAGCATACCAGCAAGGGAAGTCAGACAGATGTTTCTGCATCCGTCCGGGATACGGGGGTACACCGGGCGTAGCTTAATACGAGTACCCTGGGGCAATTCCCAGATCGGCGTATAGATTCGACTGCTCATAACCTTATCGGTGGATTCTTCTCTGATTTCCGGGAAGTATTTTTCGAGGATGTAGTCGATGGCTTCCTGGTTTTCGACGATGGTGCTGTACAACATTACATCGCCCGTGGTAATGAAGAATCGAGCATCTTTGTAAATCTCTACACCTTTGAGATTGTTCTTTCCCTTAAAAGGCAAGGTTCCCTTGAGGAAAATGTGAAATCCTCTGCCACTTTTGGATTTCTCCGTATAGCTCTTGCATTTACCGATGATATCGGCGGCGAGAGCAGAAAGAAAACCATCTTCATCAAGTCCGGCATCAATGTCGATACCGATAACACCGTTGTCGTTGAAAACGAAACCGATGTGATCGTAGTTTCCAGCGTTCACACTGTTTACGGCATCCTCGAAAGATGACCAAGAATCAGGATTAGTGGAAGATGCAGCTTCGTTGTAAAGGGCATTCATGGGAACCTTGCTGTCTTCACGAGTGCATACCCACTGACCGAGGGAAGTCAGCTCAATGGGTATGTTCTCGTAGTTCCTCATGCCAGACCACGCTGCTTTGCGACCCTGCGACCGACATCGGTGATAAGGTTCCAGACCTGATCCTGGCAGACATCGTGCTTGGCGGCGGTGTTGTAGACGTTGTCGCCCATGGTGTCATTCATGGAATAAACAGAGAGCAGGATGTCCCGTTCCTCAGGCGTGTAGACCTTCATCACGGTGTCACAGGCTTCCCAGTTCTTCTTGTCCACCTCGGTCTTGAAAGAGGAGGGCTTTACGGTGTTGCGGCAGTAGAACCGCATACAGTGATTGACGTACTCAGCGTAAAAGGGTCTTCTACCCATTTTGATTACCTTCTTTCGTAATTTCGGCATAGATTTTATCGAAATCAATACCGTTGTCTTTGAGCTTTTTAGAGCAAAGCCACGGGGCAGCTTTCATATCGACTTCATAGTAAGCGTTAAGTTCTCGAAGTGTCGGATAATAATCTCGCATGAAATTAGTTATGCCGTTTTCCACCCAGCCCAAACGCTGATGAAGTACCCAGGCAACCACTGCCATTTCTTCTTTTTCGTGGTCGAGTGATGCTTCCCGGATGGCTTCGGAAATCATCTCGTTAAACGCTTTGCGTTCTTTTGCATTGAGTTTAGTTCGGATGATTTGTCCGCAGGATTTGATAAACTCCATGATTAGATCCCCATGATATGAGAAGCAATCATGTCAGCCTGATGTGTCCAGAGAACATTCTGATAAACATGGATGGCGTTGGTGTAGTCCCTCCATTCCTCCTGGGGAACAAATGCGCCCATGTGATACCGGATGCAAAGGACTTCTTCTTCGGTCAGCACCAGATGGGGTGCCAGCAGAAGGATGGACTTATCTCCGTGACCCTTGAGCAGAGTATTGTTGTTATACTCGTACACGGGTTTGGTGTTGGCGGCATCCAAGAAACTGGCAAGAGTCTGACGATAGGAATCGATCTTGCACAGGTCATGGAACATACCGATCAGAGCGGGACTGGATTCACGCATCCAGGTCAGACCGCATTTCTGGGTGAGCTGGATAAGGGCGACGGCGACTGCGTAAGAATGGTCGAACAGACCACCTTCGTAGGATCCGTGATACTTGGTGGATGCCGGAGCGGTGAAGAAACCTTTCTCGACAAGCCAGTTGGTAAATTCTTCGGTGACTGCGGATCCCAGCAGTTCCTTGAATTTCTTAATGCGTTCCTGCATTATCAGTTCCTCCTCGATTATTTTGGGGTGTGCCCCACAAGGGGGCACAGATTAAGGATTCTTGATTTTGAAAGCGGGGCGAACGCCACGAGCGCCGGAAGCGCTGGCGTAGCTCGCACCACCGTGGCTGCCGACACCGGCGAAACCGGCAGCGGAGTTCTTCCGCTTATTCTGCAACCAGTACCATTCCCAGGCACCGTTATGACCCTGGAATGCGATACGATTTCGGCGCAGCTCCATGGGCTTCCACTGTTCGACGTTGGATTCCTCGTCTTCGCCGTAGGTATTACAGCCGAAGATTTCACGTTCGGTGGGCAACCGCAGGAAGTCACCATTGGGGAATGCCACCATCTGTTCCCGGATTTCAACGGGGAAGCGACTCAGGATCCCATCATTCAGCTTCACACGCAGATCGCAGCCGTCGTAACCGCCACGATTGGAGCATTCCTCATTCATGGGTTCCTCGTGAGCAAGGCAGTCAACCAGCAGGAAAATCATACCGTCGGTTTCCTTCTTCATAGCCATAGCTTCCACATACTCACCATCGGTGAGGTTGAAACGGATGATATCACCGACTTCAAAAACATCGGTATTGTATTCGACAGTTCTGGTAATCAACATGGACATTAGTCCTCCTTTTCATATTCGGGTCTGTGGACACTCCGGTCGGCATCGAAACCGTCGGGGTATCTCTTTTTCAGTTTGTCAACGTTCATCTGGAAGATAGTGTCCAGATCGTAGCCGATTGCGGTAGCACTGACCGCCAGATACCATGCGATATCACCCAGCTCCTCGGCAATGTGAGCGGTGTCCAGCTCGTGTCCCTGGAAGGTGGCTTTCTTCACGATATCGGCAACCTCACCGGATTCACCGCACAAACCCAGAACACCGTTGATAAGCATACCGTGGTGCTCATAGTTCATGCCGCTGGCGGTTCTCATGGCAGCTTTCTGATACTCATTTCCCGTCATCAGTCGCTACCTCCATTTCCAGCACGGTCATCAGTGCGTAGTTTGCCAGATCAAGGAGAGTGTCCCGGATGGATTCATCCGTCACCTTCTGATCGTTGGAGCGGGACAGGGTTTTGAAACGATTGAACTTGTCGCCAAGACGGATTCGAGCCATAGCCATTCCTTCCTCAACGAAGGTGACATGGAAGCTATCGCCGTAATCGGCGTTCTTACGGGCGTACAGGTCATTGATTTCATGGCACAGATTCATGTGCCGTTCGACTTTTGTAGTAGCCATTGGTTCTCCTTTCGGGTGAGGTGCTGGTGTAGGGGCTTCCTTCACCAGCACCATTCCTCACTTAATTACCCAGCAGATCGTCCAGATTCAGACCGCCGGACTTCTTCTGCGTAACAGGAGCGGGAGCAGCGGTTGCGGGAGCGTTGCCAGCGTTGGGAGTACCGATGGTCAGAGCGATGGCGACGGGTTCCACATCGAAATAATCGGCGGGACTCTTGTCACCCAGGTTGGCGAAGGTCATCATCTTGTTGGGATCCTTGTTGGAAGGAGTCTTGGTATGGACGACCTCGGCACGGATAAAGTGGTTGATAAGATCGGTGTGATCGATGTCCTCGACGGAATAATCGTTCAGAGCGGTCTTGGCGAAGTAGGAGAACGCATTGTAAGCCTTTTCGTTGGGCTGATCGTTCTTATCCTTGAGGGAGAAATTCTCCTTATGGGTGATGCCCTGGGCAGTGACCATGAAGACGGTCAGCTTGCCGAACTCCTCGTCGTAGGTGACGTTGTAGATACGGAAAACATGGGTTCCCTCAGGAACGAGAGAGAAACCATTGGTCATTGCAATTCTTGCCATGGTTGGTATATCCTCCTTAGAATAAGCCACGCTTGGTGGTAGTGTTGTTGAAGAACATCTTGGTCAGCTCCCATGCCTGTTCTTCGCTGAAACCGGACTCAATAAAGGAATCGTACATCAGCCGCAGATCGGTCGCTGCCTTATGGTAGCCCTCGATCTTCTCGGACTCGATCATGTCCTTCTTCATCTGTTCGATTGCTTCCTCGCAATCTTCACGCATACGCTGTTCGGTACGCTTCATAGCATCTTCCTTCATGGTGAATACCTCCTGTATAATTATTCATCCTTATTCGCAGCCACAGTGATACGGTAGCTGGTTTTGGGGCGAGTGTACTTTTCGAGCAGACCATCAGCTTTCAGAGCATCCTTGTCCAGCTCGGTGGATTCGGTCTTGGAAACAGCCCAGGAATAGGTAGTGCCGGGGACGACAACCTTGGTGTCGTGAGGACGGAACTGCTCCATGGCGTACTTCTTGATGGTATCGGTGATAGCCTTGAGCCGCTTTTCCTTGGGGGCAATGGAGAGTGCATTGGCATCCAATTCCTTCTTGAGAACTTCTGCTTCTGCGATCAGAGCGGCGATGTCATCGTCGGGAGAAGGGTTGTTGGTACGCAGGATCTTGATAATCTCAGCATCCTTCTTGGGGTCAAACGCAGGGCTGATACCCGTGACCACATGGTCGTTCCACCACTTCGTAGCTTTCTCGATCATCAGGTCGAAATTGGGATAACGCTTACTGACCTTGAACTCCACGGTGATGGTGTTGGATGCGCTGGGAACGAAGTTTTCGGGATGGGCATAATCACTTTCCTCCAGGAAGGATGCGACCATGATGACATCGTCGATGCCCAGCAGATAGGCGTACAGAGCTGCCTGGATTGCATAATACTCAGGGACATCATTTGCCCAGTCTTCCGCACGTTTGGTGGTCTTGAACTCGATAACTGCTTCGGGCTTTTCTGCGGGGTCAACCAGGGTGGAGTCCCACATACCGCCGAAGATGGGGATGTTACCGAAGAAATCACCCCAGGTCTTCTTGAAGTAGTCAGCACCATAGACATCGGTGGGAGTGCGAAGGTTGTCCATACCGTATGCCTTACGCATATAGGCGATCTGCTTCGGTTCGATAGCCTTACCAGCAGCAGTGTAGATCGTATCTTCAAACGGAGGTTCGTAAGTACGAGTCACAGCACACCATACCTCGAAGGGAGAACTCCAAGGGTTCAAGCCAAGGATTGTGGCAAGTCGGGTTGCCGTAATTTTCTTGGGTCTTTTGGGCGGTTCGACTTTAATCTTGTTATTGTCGAGCCATTTAATTTCACTCATATCTGTAACAACTCCTTTTTCGTCTATTTTGAGCTTGCTCTTGAGGGGTTGCCCATCGACAATTATCGGGAGAGTAATGACCGCAATTATCAATTCTGTCGATGCTTAAATGATCGGCATAGCCATGAGTGATTGCCCATTGATAGAATGGTTCAAACTGACTCCATTCGTTACATACCTGGATTCCACGACCACCGTAATTCTGGTAGTTTTTCATTTTGGTATTAGTGCATCTCTGTTTCATGTTCTTCCAAATCCGATGGAGCCGGGTTTTAGAATTGCCATGAGTTTTGTGACATTCACCTGTTCGAAGCATTTCATCTCGTAAACATCCGCATGATTTGGTATGACCACGAGTGAGATTGTTTCGACTTACGACCACCGTTTTTCCGCAGGCACATTGACATTCCCATAAATAAATTCCAGATTCGTTTCTTCCGTGAAATTTAATTACGGTTAATCGGTCAAATTTCTTACCCGATAAGTCGATTCTAGGCATTTAACCCTCCTGCTTACTACCGGACAGCCGCTCAGACAGACCCGTAATCAGCTTCTCGCAGTCAGACTTGGAAATCTGAGTGAAACCAACGGTCTGTTCTGCGATCTTCTGAACCAGAGCTTCGTTGGCGGGATCAGCTTCCCGGAGCTTAATCAGGACGTTCTTGAGCTGCTTAATCTGCAACTCACTGGCATTGCCATCGGCATTGGCGAGATTGTTGGCGATATCCTTGCGCTCACCAGCAGTCACAGGGGGCTTGCGAACGGGGGGAGCGGCGGGAGCGGGGGTATCATCGCCGTCGTCAGAGGTAGTAGTACCAGCCTGGGCGTTGATGGTGTCGGGTTCACAGATATCCAGAGCGATCATGTACAGATAACGGCGGAGGTAGGTATGTGCGGATCCCAGAGCCATGACGGGGTTGGTACCACGGTTTACCTCAGGCTCACGCATGGGAGAAGTGAAATCAATGCGGTCGTTGGGGTCATCGACGTTCACCAGAGTCATGGTAGCGACTTCATTGGTGAAGTTTACGACGGGCACCAGACCGACCTCAGAGAAGATGGGCAGTGCGACAGGGACGATGTCGTCCAGCTCGAAATACTTGAAAGACAAACTCATGTTCTTACCCGTCTTCTTAGGGGAAGCACCCAGAAATTTGATACGAGCTGCCAGCAGCCGCTGGAACGCATTCTGGGGAGCAGACTTGGTAGTGGATGCCATTTTCTTGGAACTCCTTCCTTTTTTCTCAGGCTTGATGCCGAGAAAGTCATTTATTCTTTTCTTAGCCATCTCAATGTAGAAATTCTTATCCACATCTTCAATGGTGAGATGGTTGTCATTGTCGATGATGCAGTGCTCCGGGAGCATTTCGATCTTGGCGGTTGCATCATTTTCGGCTTTGACCTTAAACAGCTTGCCGTACCGGGTATCGGTAGTGGCGTAGACTCGATTAACTTTCTGGACGGGCTGTTTTTCACCGTCCACAAGGTGATATGCTTCACGGTACTTAGCACCAGCTTTTGCAATGAGCTGGAATTTGAAGATGTCGTCGCAGGGCAGGATGGTATCTTCGACCGGGGTTCCTTTTACGAAAAACTCCCGGATTGCATCAGCAACGATGACAGCGTTATTATTTATATTGAAAGCACCCGCCGGGGCAATGCCTCTAACAAGGTAGCCGCCTTTGGTCTTTGCGGTGCCGTCGTCCTTGATTTCAACGTAGTTGTTGACATCCTTCTGGACAATTTTATGAATGACATCTTCTTCCAGCAAAAACCCAGTGCGCTCCTGCCATTCATCGTTGATGGCGGTGAGGATGGGTAACTCCTCTTCAGCCAGTGAAACCATGACACCATCCGTGTTGAGCTGAATCAGCCGGAGGGATTTGATTTGATCCACATATCGAGTTGCCAATTCCAGCAGGAAAAGCTGACCGCTGATACAAACGGAACGTCCCATCAGGGGGTCGAACAGATTGTTGTACTTATTCAGCATGGCTCCGTATGTGGTATTCAGCACTAGCTTCAGGGCGTTTGCAGTGGCTTTGTCACCGCTCTTTTTTGCAGCTAATCGAGTGTGATAGACCTCCTCGAAAGTAGCCGCTGACGGGATGTTACGGCTGGTGTAGCCGCATTTAATCATCAGAGAGGGGTACAGGGAAGCAACGTCGTAATTTCGGATTGTACGTCCCTCAACGGTTTCCTCCTGATAGGTAGGAATTGCGCCGTGGATGCCACCGTAACCGATGACACAGGGACAACCGCCGACTTCAAATTCGATTTTCGATTTGAACAGCATATCGTCCGGGACGGAAGGATCATGCATTTTATCGAAGAAATCGAAGATTTCCTGGGGGATATACTCTCTGGCGAGGTTAGGAGCGTAATGATACTCCCGCTCGTCATCATGGGGAATGCGTTCGGCTTTCAGCAGAGCGGCGGTCAGTTTGGCATTGGTCATAGCCATTGCCTTTGCATCGGTGATACCGACCATGCGACCAACCTGGATTTTGCTCTTGAGATACTCTTTGCGAATACCGACAAGCCTATCTGTGGTATCAACGTCGTGCTTACAGTAATGAATGATTTCATCCAGCTCACTTTGCGTAAGCGGTCTGTCGATATCGAAGGGAACGGTGCTTTCTTCTACGGACATTCCCAAATGACCTTCGATAGCCTTTAGGGATAAACCCATCTGCATATCGTCTTTGATATCAATGGAATTGAAATAGAAGAAGCTGTTCTTCATCAGAGGATGATCCCATCCCTGACCACCACCGATGATGTAGTCATTAAGCTCTTTGACTTCCTCCGGGGTAGCTCCGGTGCAAATCGCTTTAATGATGAAGAAATCGTAATGCTTTGAATTGAAACCGCAGTAGATGGAATCCTCGTCGATGAACTCCTTCACCGCAGCGTTGTCATTATGTATGACAGTGTATTGACCTGTGCTGCGATCCTTAAATACGACCAACCAGTCGTAAGCAAGGACTTCGCAGTCATAGACAATGAGCGGCAAGTCATCACCTTCTTGCTTGAGCATTTTCCATCGGAATTTGCGATCCTCAGGAACCTTACCTTCATCCTCCAACCGGAAGCGAAGGTCATAATCATGAACGGTGTGACCATCTGGTTTGAACGAAACCGGGGAATCAGCATCCCATTTAAGAAGGATCTTCCACAAATCGGGATAATTTTTCCTCAGTAACCTCAACTGATCCAGACCTTGATTGTGACAGAACCAGCAACCGCCACGGGCGGAATCGGTGTAAATTGGCGATAGCAGATCGTTTTCTTCACACCACTGTCGGCAATAGGCTTCGTCCCAACCAGCTTCCACCAAGGGGAGTAGGAAACCCGGTTTGGTATGCCGTGCGATTCGTTCTGGTTCATCGGCTGCAATTCCGAGATATTGCACAATATTTATGTCGGCACCTTGTGCCAGGGTGCTGTCGGAAAACTCGCTGTTTGAGGGATGTGCACCAGTTTCCTTGGCGGACTGAGATCGGAAACCCGTAGACTGAGGACTGATTTTGAGTTCCCCTGTGCAATACGGAGTCCACTTTGTCGCAAAGCCCGTTGCTTGAGGTCGCTCGTGCACCAGTTCCCCTTGACCATGGGGAATCCGTAGATCCTGCAGCCCCCCCCCCTTCGGGGATTTGCGAGGTCGATAAAAGATATCCTCGTATGTCAATTTGTTGCTCGTATTTGAGCTTTTTGCACCAAGCTCCGGTTTGCATGGGGAATCCCTTGATGTTTCCAACGAATTTTCCCTTGGTGAGTTTTCGATAGAACAGGTCTTCGTAGGAGCAACGTTGGTTGTCCTCCTTATCCGAAGATTCTCTCTCTCTCTCTGGGCTTGGTCGCACAGATGTGTTCCACCGTGATACTTATCGATTTCTGAGATACCCACAATTTCGTGAGGGATATTCAGACGGTTCAGAGCTTTCCGAAATGCGCCGATACCGCTGAACAATTCATTTACTTTGAGCATGACAGCTCCTCCGATTAAAT